GTCTCGAAGATCAGCGGGGGACCGCCGAAGAACTCGTGGTTGAGGCCGAGCCACACGGTGGACACGCGGAATCGCCCGGCGACCGTCGTCAGGGCGATGAGTCTGTACTCGTCGTCCTCCATCAGCTGCACCCACTCGTCCAGGTCGATGGCGACCCCGAGCCGGTCGTAGTGCAGCGGCCGGTCAGAAGGGTCCATGCTGCTTCCACCAGCTCACGACGATCTCGGTCTGTGCCGTCGCCTCCGCGGTCAGGTGGACCACCATCTCGTCGCCGCAGGCACAGCCCGGGAACCCGGACGGGCATCGGTTGATGTCGGCCGGGTTACCGACCTCGCGACCGAACGGGCACTTCACTGCTCGCTCCGCTCACCATCCAGCGCCCGCTGGATGGCATCCCGTAGCGACACCCGGTCCCCCTCTTCGTGCAGCACATCCCCGGCCAGCTTCTCGCTCTGCTCGATGCGCCAACGAGCACGACGCTGAACGGCGGCGACAGCCTCCCGGTCGGACCGCTCCGGTTGCTCCACCTTGGCGTTGAACTCCCGCAGCTCCCGGGCAGCCTCGATCCGTCGCTGCACCGCCCGGACCTGATGGGGCCTCATAGGACGCTCCCCGGCGACCCACGACTCGCCATCGCTGGACACGATCAACGGCGACTCGCAGGCGTCGCCCATCAGCTCAGCGATGATGTGGTCGATTTCTTCCACGGTCAGATCATCCATACAGGTCGCACTGTAATGCCACGCCCGGAGGGTGTGGACGAGGCTTTGCGAGTCAGGGTTGGTAGTCCTGGGACAACTCGGGCATGGTCACTTCCCACGGGTGCTCCGCCGTCGCGTAGACCGGGGTCCAGAACTCCTGCACGATCCTGATCCGGTCGTCCATCTCTCCGACGAAGTACAGGCAGGCGCACTGTAGGCAGTAGCACTCGCCGTGGTCATCGAACAAGGGACACGACCACGGTCCGGTCCGTGGCCCTACCTCGCATCCGAAGGGGCATTTCACTCCCGCTCCTCTCCTAGCCGAATCGGGCAACAGTAGTCCCGGGGACAAACCGGCCTTCCCGTGTGAGCGTGGGACCCAAGCAGGGTTCGTCAGGGCGGGGTGGAACAGGCCGTCAACCGGCGTGGCGGCACTACTCCGAGGACCCCCGCAAGGTGCGCCTGATGCAGTGGCTGGTCACGCCGCCCCAGGTTCGTCAGCCGCCCACCCGTCAGCAGTTGGCCGACGAGCTGGGCATCGCCCTGCGGACGTTGCAGGTGTGGATGTCACAGACCGATTTCAGGGGTGGGTGGCAGGTCGAGGCCGACGAGGTGATCGCGGAACCCGACCGTGCCCGCCACGTCCTCGATGTGCTGTACCAGGCCGCGGTGGACCCGACCAACCGCCAACAGGTGCAAGCCGCCAAGCTCTACCTGGAAGCCACCCGGGCTATTCAGCCCGGGACCCAACGGGTGGAGGTCACCCGGCCCAAGGACCTCACCGACGAAGAGCTGGACGCCATGCTGGCCGAGCAGGCCACGATCTTGAAGGCTCAGCGCGACCTGGCTGATGGCTGACTGTCGTTCCCACCCGGTCAGGACCACGGGCGTTGGCTGAGTTCGAGGAACTGCTCCACGAGCGCGAGTGGCGCAAGTGCGCCCCGGCGTGGGAGCTGGGACCCGAAGCGCTGCTCGACGGGTTCGACTACTTCTGCCGGACCTACTGGTCGATCCGCCACCCGGAGCAGGGCAAGATTCCGTTCGAGCTGCGACCGGCGCAAATGGAAACCATCGAGATGTGGTTGAGCCAGCGGTACACCCTGGTGCTCAAAGCCCGCCAGATCGGGTTCTCCACGCTCATCGCCACCTACTGCTTCTGGCTCACGTACTTCTACGCCGACCGGGCCGTGGTGATGATCTCCAAGACCGAACGTGAGGCCGCGAAACTCTTGCAGCGGTCGAAGTACGGGTACCGGTTCCTGCCCGAGTGGTTGAAGCTGCGGGGGCCGATCCGGGTCGAGAACACGCAGTCCAAGATCACGTTCTCCAACGAGTCCGGCATCGAATCCCTGCCGAGTGCCTCGGACCCAGGAAGAGGCGAAAGCGTCTTCCTGGTGGTGGTGGACGAGATCGCCTTCCTGCCTAACTCAGAAGAGGCGTACGCCGCCATCGAGCCGATTGCCGACATCGGTGGGCGCATCGTCATGCTCGGGACCGCCCACGGCGAGGGCAACCTGTTCCACAAGCTGTGGCTCGCGAGCCAGCTCGGGGAGAACCGCTACAAGAGCCTGTTCTTCGGGTGGGACGCCGGGGACCGGGACGACGAGTGGTACGAGCGCAAGCGCAAGGAGCTGCCCGCCTGGCAGCTCGCCCAGGAGTACCCCTCGACGGCCGAGGAAGCGTTCCTGCGATCAGGGAATCCCGTCTTCGACATTGATGCCCTGCTCGCCCTCAGGCCCGAAGAACCCCGGGCCAGAGGGTACATATGGGAGCCACCGGAGGACCCGCTGACGTTCGTGCCCGATGGCGGGTCGCTGGCCGTGTGGGAGTTCCCCAAGCCCAAGACGGTGTACGTCATCGGAGCCGATGTGGCCGAGGGTTTGGAGCACGGGGACTACAGCTGCGCGGTGGTGCTCGCCGTGAAGGAGCACAAGATGGTGGCCTGCTACCACGCCCACATCGACTCCGATCTGTTCGGCACCGACATTGTGGGGCTGCTCGGAACCTGGTACAACACAGCGCTCGTCGGGATCGAGTCGAACAACCACGGCCTGACCGCGCTGAAAGCCCTGCAGAACGACGGGTACCGCAACATCTACCGCCAGCACCGTCAGGCCCAGCGGTTCGAGCCGCGCACCGAGTTGCTCGGGTGGCGCACCACCATTGCCTCCAAGGCTCTCGCCATCGACGCCTTGGAGAAGGAGATTCGCGAAGAGAGCCTGGGCATCTTCGATGAGCCGACGATCACCGAGTTGAAGCAGTTCGTCCGCGAGGGCAACGGCCGGATGCACGGCTCCCCGTACGACGACCGGACGATGGCGTTGGCCATCGCCGTGCAGATGCTGCGCTACGCGTGGCTGCCCGAGTACCGGGTCGATCAGAAGCCGGGGCCGGGCACGATGGGCTGGTTCGTGGAGAAGATGTACCGCAACGAACGCAAGACCCCGACCCACATCACCATCGGACAGCACCAGGTGCGCGATCTGACGCGCTGATATCCGAGTTGGATATGCAGATGGGGGGACAATCCCGGGCTTCTGTTGATGGGATGCACTGGATGTGGCCGCACCTACGTCGTCATCCGCGCCGATGGTCAATGCTTCCGCTGCCACTGCAAAGGCATCGGGTTCACGTTCGTCGGCGGCGGCGGGTATGGCCGTGGGGCCTTCCACGAATCTACGACTGCTGAGTTCCTAGAGGCCAACGTCGGCCGGGAGCGCATCCGCTCCGGTGAGGTCGAGCGGGTCTGACATGGCTCCCCCCAAGCACCAGGACCTGTTGAAGCGCTACGTCGGGGAGATCAAGCGTTCCGGTCGCTGGCGCGAGTCCGAGGGCTACGACGAGCAGTGGAAGCGGATGAAGGACCTGTACCGGGGCAGGCAGAACGCCACCGCGTCAGCGACCGATCGGCTGATCGTCAATATGTGCTTCGCCACGAAGAACGTCATCGCCCCCTCCGTGGCCGTGAACAACCCGAAGTTCACCGTCATGGCCCGCCGCCCCGAGTACGAGGTGCAGGCCATGTTTGCCGAAGAGGCCGTGAACTACCAGTGGCGCACGGGTGGGTACCAGGAGCAGTTCCGCCTCTGCGTCGATGACTGGCTGGTCTTCGGGTTCGGCTACATGAAGGTGGCCTACAAGTTCATCACCGAGCCGAAGGTCGCCAAGGCCGACTCCGACTCGGGCGACCCGTACTCGGCCGACACCGAGGGTGTGGACGATCGGGAACCCGTCGAGGGCAATGTCGAGTCCGAACGCAACGTGCTCGAAGACCGGCCGTATGCCGAGCGGGTCAGCGTCTTCGACATCTTCGTGGACCCCGATGGCCGCACGATGGAGGACATCCGGTGGATCGCCCAACGCATCCGCCGTCCGGTGGCCGACGTGCGCGTGGACTGGCGTTACAGCCCGAAGTACCGCAAAGACGTGCAGCCCACCATGACCAGTCGGTGGGAGGAAGGTCGGGCACCTCGACCTGAAAGCGGCGGGTTGGAGTCCAAGGACACCGGGTTCGTGGACGTGATCGAGTTCTACGACTTGAAGCGCAAGACCCTGCAGGTCTTCACAGACAACGCCACCGAAGGGTTCCTGATCGCGCCCGAGCCGATGCCGTACGCCTTCGGCCCGCCGTTCCTGATGCTCCGCAACTACGAGGTGGCCGACGAGTTCTACCCAATGGGCGAGTTGGAACAGATCGAGACGCTGCAGTACGAGCTGAACGAGACGCGCAGCCAGATGCTGAACCACCGCAAGCGCTACGCCCGGAAGTACCTGTACCTCGAAGACGCCTTCGATGACGTGGGGATGAACGCGCTCGGCACCGAGGACGACAACACGATGGTCCCGGTCAACTCCGGGCAGGACATCAACCGGGTCATCATCCCGATGCCTTCGGTCGGCACGCCCCCGGACTTCTACAACCAGACGCAGATGATCCAGGATGACATCGACCGGGTGTCGGGCGTGTCGGACTACATGCGCGGCGACATGCCCGAGATCAGGCGCACCGCCACCGAAGCGGCGATGGTTCAAGACGCCCAGCAGTCCCGAGCCGCCGACAAGCTGTCCAAGGTCGAGAAGTTCCTGGGCAAGCTCGGGGAGCGGATCATCCAGCTGATGCAGCAGTACATGACCGGCGAGCAGGTGATCCGGGTGATGGGCACCCAAGCCGCTCCGGTGTGGCTGAACTTCGACCGGGACTACATCCAGGGTCAGTTCGACTTCGAGGTCGAAGCCGGTTCCACCGAACCGCAGAACGAGAGCTTCCGCCGACAGGCCGCTCTGCAAATGGTGGACGCGATGGCTCCGCTGGTTCAGGCCGGGGTCGTCAACCCGGAATCCGTCGCCCGTCGCGTCCTGCAGTTCGGCTTCGGGGTGAAGGACCCGAACCAGTTCCTGCAGCAGCCCCCGCCGATGGAAGGAGCGCCACCCGGTGGGGAGGGTGCGCCCGCCCCTGGTCCCTCGCCGGGTGGCGCACCTGGTATTCCCGCTGGCCCGGGAGCCGCTGCCCCGGGTCCCCCTCCCGGTGCGCCACCCGGTCCCCCGCCTGGTGCCCCGCCTGGTGCCGAAGGCGCGCCGGGGGGTGGGACGCTCTCCCCCGTTCAGCTCGAACAGATGCTGGCCGAGATTCCGCCGCCCGTGCTGCAGCAGCTCCTGGCCATGCCACCCGACCAAGTGGCCGAGCTGGTCAAAGAGGGGCAGCTCCCGCCCGAGGTGTTCGACCTGTTGGCGTTCGTCCAGCAGCAACAGCAACAGGGCGGGATGCCGCCGCCCGGCGTCGAGCCTGGCTTGCCCGGTCCGGGGATGCCGTAGCCAGGGCCGCAGGCCCCTGGCCGCAGAGGGGGACAGCCCGACCTCCATGTGACAGAGCAACCAACAAAGGACTCTTCGCATGTCAGACGAACCGGTCGTAACCGGTGCCGAGGAAGGCGCTCCCGAGATCGGGGAAGGCGCGTCCGAGGCGACCCCTGAACGCACCTACCTGTCCGACGACTACACGGACCACTACGTCCGGGTCAAAGTCGATGGGGAGGACCAAGAGGTTCCTCTCTCCGAAGCACTCCAGGGCTACAGCCGACAGCAGGACTACACCCGCAAGACGCAGCAGCTGGCCGAGCAACAGAGGGAGATGCAGTTCGCCGTCACGCTGCAGCGGGCATTGGAGAACAACCCGCAGGCCACCCTGCGCCTTCTCCAAGAGCAGTACGCCGCGCCCGAACAGGTCGAAGACGATTGGGAAGAACTGGACCCCGTAGAACAGCGGCTTCGCCAGTACGACCAACGCGTCGAGTACCTCGAACAGCAGCAGGCGCACCAAGAACTACAGGTCGCGGTCAGGGTGCTCCAACAGCGGTACGGGGAGGACTTCAACCCCCAGGCCGTCGTCCAGCGCGCCGCCGAGCAGCAACGGATGGACTTGGAGAACGTCTTCAAGGAGATGGCGTTCGAGAGGTTCTGGTCCGACCGCGCTGTTCAGTCGCAGCGGCAATCCGACGACGCGGCCCGGGTGGCAGCGAAGTCACAGGTCCCCGTTCACACTGGTTCGAGTGTGAACGGCGCTGTTGGGGAGGAACCCGGACAAGCCCTGTCCGTAGCTGACGCCTTCCACCAAGCGAAGCGCCAGCTCGGCATGTGACGCCGCGTTAGCGGCAGAACGGAACTCACATGGCACTTGGCAACCCCAAGTTCGACTCCCTGTTGAGCACGACGCTCGACAATTACCGCAAGACCCTGACCGACAACATCTTCAAGGCGCGGGTCCTGCTCTGGTGGCTGACCGAGAAGAACCGGGTGCGGAAGCTCTCCGGTGGCGTCACCATCGTGGAACCCCTCTTGATCGCAGAAGGTCAGGCCGGGTCCTACGGTGAATGGGACGCCATCCAGATCGTTCCGCAGGAAGGCATCTCGGCGGCGCAATACCCCTGGCGGCAGCTGTTCGCCACCATCGCCATCTCCGGTCTGGAAGAGGCACAGAACAACGGTGAAGAAGAGGTCATCAACCTCTTGGAAGCCAAGGTCCAGCAGGCCGAAGAGACGTTGAAGAACAAGCTCTCGGCCATGTGCTACTCCGATGGCACCGGCAACTCGGGCAAGGACTTCCAGGGCCTGGCGTTGCTGGTGGGCGCGACCGGCGTCGTCGGCGGCATCGACTCGGCGGTAACCGAGAACGCCTGGTGGCGGTCCTATGTGGGCACCGCGACCGGGGCGATTGCCGACAAGACCAAGCTGACCCCGGCAATGGCCACGGCCTACAACACCGTGTCCAACGGCAACGACGTGGTGGACGGCATCTTCGCCTCCCAGGGGGCGTACGAGCTGTACGAGTCCACCCTCACGCCCAACGTCCGCTACACCGACACGAAGAGCGCGAACGCCGGGTTCTCCAACCTGATGTTCAAGCAGTGCCCGATCTATTGGGACCGGGGCTGCCCGGCCAACACGATGTACGGCCTCAACTCCAAGTACCTCGGCCTGGTCGGTCACACCGACCGGTGGATGAAGCAGTCGCCGTTCTCCGATGGTCTGTCGGCTCAGGCCGGTGGCAACGCCACGACCGTGGACGCTCGGTACTCGATCATCACCGCGTTCGGCAACATGACCGTCCGCAACCGGTCGATGCACTTCGTGCTCACCGTCAGCTGATCCTGCATCCAACTTGGATAGCTGCTCCCCCGGGGCGCTCACTCCCCGGGGGGACAGTTCGCCCTTCCAGGTGATGACCGATGAGCTGCCTGACGGCGTTGCCTTGCAGATATCGCTGTACGGGTCCCCGAAGGACGACATCGTGCCCGCCTCCACGGTCGGCTCCGTACGCCTGATTACCGACGACAACAGCGTCCCCTACGAGGAACCACCTCGGCCCAGGCGGCGACGTGAACCTGAATGACATCCGAGTCCTCACCAGGCTGCAGCTCGATGTGGACGAGGAAGAGCTGCCCAACGAGCTGATCGACCTCTACACACGGGACGGTTACGACCGGATCATCGACATGGAGACGCGTTGGCCGTTCTTCGAGAAGCGTTGGAACGTCGTTGCGACCAATGGAACGACCACCCTGCCGACCGACGCCCGTGAGGTTGAGTCGGTCACGACCTCGAACGGACGGATCGAACACATCGACCAGCTTCACGTCGAGCGCGGGTTCCCGAAGGACCCGATGAACCCGGATGCGACCACATCGGCGGGCAGTCCGCAGTTCTGGTCGCAGCTGGCCGACTCGATTGAGCTGCACCCGGCCATCGCCGGTGACCTGTACCTGTCCCTGCGCGGCTACCGCAAGCCGCTCGATTGGGTGTCGTTGGGGGCCGCAGCCCCGGTGGACGCCGACGACCGGCTGCACCTGCCGATCATCTGGTACGTCTGCTCGGTCGCCTACGCCCAGCAGGAAGACGAAGTTCTCGAACAGGTCTACGCCAACCGGTTCCACGAGGGCGCGACCATCGCTCACGCCTCGATCATGCGGGCGTGGACCGGCGAGCCGAAGATTCTCAACGGCTACAGCTCCCCGCGGTGGCAGCCGACCCAACCCGCCGTCGTGTTCAACGTCCCGCCGTCAGGACCGTGAGCGATGCCGAACCGTCTCGAACCGCTCAACGTCTTCGACTTCACGGGTGGCCTCAACCTGCGACCCGACACGTTCCAGCTGTCGGGGAACGAAATCTCCGACGTGCTCAACATGGAGCCGGATGACCGGGGCGGGTTGCAGGTCCGCAAGGGCTGGGACTATTGGGGCACCAGCCCGATCACCGCCGACCCGTGGAACCCGCGCAACGCCTTCTTGCACGTCACCTCCGACAACAACCACCGGGTCCTGGTCGTCAACAACAACAAGCTGATCTCCGGGCGCAGTGGCGTGTTCGGGGTGGTGGCCGGGGTGACCACCGGGGCTAAGCCGCACGGGGCCGATTTCGTCGGGTGGAACGACTACGTGCGAATGGCCTGCGGACGCAACCAGCCCGGGATTCGCTACGACGCGCTGAACAACACGGCCACGGCCTGCGTGGTGTCGGGCGGGGCCAACTGGCAGAACGATTACGGCGTCCCCGGCTCGACCCTCAACCAGCCCCAGGCCGAGGTCATCGCCCAACACGCCGGATACCTGTTCGTCGCCAACACCCGCGAGAACGCCGTCAACTACCCGACCCGCGTCCGTTGGTCGCACCCGAACAACCCCAACGCCTGGGCGCTCAACGACTTCATCGACATCCAAGAGGGCGGGGACAACATCACGGCGATGATCCCGTTCGCGGATCGTCTGTTGATCTTCAAGCAGGACAGCGTATGGGCGCTGTTCGGCTACGACGCCGAGACGTGGGAGTTCACCAACGTCTCCCGCAACATCGGCTGCATCCACCAGCAGGCCGTCGCCCGCTCCGAAGGGGCGTGCTTCTTCGTGTCGTGGCCCCAAGGCATCTTCGCCTACACCGAGCGCAGCGGGGTCCAGGAGATCAGCCAGAACATTCGCCCGCTGTTCATCGACAACCAGCTGAGCTACGCCGGGACGCAGAACATTTGGTTGGGGTGGGTCAACCGTCGCCTGTGGTGCTCGCTGCCGTGGCTCCCCGATGCCGTCTCGACCACTGCCACCACTGCGTTCGTGATGGACCCCGAGGTCGGTCAGGGGGCGTGGACCAAGTTCCGCGGTGCCGACAAGTGCGTGCCCGGCCCGTACATGGAGCGCCCGCTGGGGAGTGACCTGCCGATGCTGGCGTTCTGCCGGGTGGCTGCCCACGCCTTCATGCTCGAAGCTCGTGAGGACGCCTCCGACGTGGTTCATGACACGGTGACGGGGTTCGACTCGTTCGTCCGAACGGCGTGGATGGACGCGGGTGCGCCGACGTGGAAGAAGTCGTGGCGTCGGCCCGACTTCCTGTTGCGTGGCATCCAGAACCCGACCGACATCTCGATCACCGTCTTCCACAACTTCGACCATCTCAACCCGGCTCGCCAGTACCGGGTCCAGTTCTCACCGGTCAGCGAGCAGGCGATGTGGGGTCAGTTCGTGTGGGGTGACGGCACCAAGTGGGGCAAGGGCACGCAGACCGGTTCGCCTGAGCGCGGCTCCACGATGGGCCGAGCCGGGGCACTGCAGGTCCTCGCCACCGGCACGCCGGGCAAGCCGTGGGGACTCAACGGAATCGTGTTCAAGTACGTCCCGCGGAGGTTCCGGTGACCGTCAACCTGCCCAACGACATCCTCAACGACACCGACGCCGATGCCGTTCAGGTCCAGCAGAACTTCCAGGTCTTGGAGTCCTACGTCAACACCGAGCTGGTTGACCGCAACGGTTCGGTGGCGATGCTGAACCCGTTGCTCCTGCCTGGGCCACCGGCTGCCACCAACCAGGCCGCGACCAAGGGCTACGTGGACTCGCTCAACACGAGCCAGAAGAGCTACATCGACACGCAGGACGCCAAACGGGTGGCGACTGCCGGGGACGCGATGACCGGGAACTTGGGGATGGGGGACAACTACATCACCGGGTTGCACGACCCGACAGTGGCTACCCACGCCGCCAACAAGGGCTACGTGGATACGCAGGACGCCAAGCGGGTGTCGGTCAACGGCGACACGATGACCGGAGATCTGGTCCTCGGCAACAGCCCATCGGCTGGCGCGGGAATCCGGCTCGGGGCCAACCCACCGATCCAGTTCGCTATGGCGTCGAACACGCCGGGGCAGCCGTCGATGGTCATTCGTCGCGGCACGTCAGCCGACGCCAACGGAGAGCGCTTCATCCGCTTCGAGAAGGGTGACCCACCCGGCACGATCATCGGCCGGATCGAGGTGGCGTCGGCCAGCACGGTGGCTTACATGACCAGCTCGGGCGCGGCGTTGAAGGAGCGGGTGGGCGAAGCCGACGACGCTTTGGACCGGGTGAGTCAACTTGGTTCACAGGTGTACCGGGGGACCTGGGTCGGTGACGACGGCACCGAGTGGGACCTGCTCAACGCCGAGGACGTACAGTCCGTCGCCCCGTACCTGGTGAGCGGAGAGGGTGACGAGATCGCTCTCAACCTCCCCGGCCTGGTGCCGATGCTGCTCGCCGCCGTGTCACAGCTGGCGACACGAGTCGCCGCATTGGAGGCTGCCTCGTAATGGCGACGACGGAACTGCGCTCGATCTACTCGGGGCCGGTCCGTCGAGCGTTGGATCGGCTCGACCGCAAGGTCACCAAGATCGAGGACTCGGGAGGGGTGCCCGGGCCGGAAGGCCCACCGGGACCGGAAGGACCCGAAGGCCCCGAGGGGCCACAAGGATTGCAGGGGCCACCGGGTGCTGATTCGACGGTGCCTGGTCCACAAGGCGATCCCGGTGTCGTCCAGTCGGTCGTTGCCGGGACCAACGTCACTGTCGATTCCACCGACGCCGCCAACCCAATCGTGTCGAGCACCGGGACAGGCGGCGCACCGAACTGGCCTGACGGCTATCCGACTTACGACCCCCGGTACGTCAACACCAACGGCGACACGATGACCGGGCCGCTGAACATCGGCACGTACCCCAATGGCCCAGGTTCTAGCAGTGGTCCATCCGGGGGCCAGCACTCGCACATGGACGCCACCGGGGCCACCGCGTCTTCGATAGTGCTCCATCGGTCGGGGACCGCGGCCAACGTAGGTGATCCGTATCTACGATTCTGGCGCGGGTCCCCGGCGGGGTCACCGACCAATATCGGGTCGATCGCGATTGCGTCAACCACATCGGTGGCCTACAACACCACGTCCGACTCCCGGTTGAAGGAACCGGTGCGTGCCCTCACTGACGCCACCGCGATCGTGGAACAACTCGGCCCGTTGGCCTATTGGGGACGATGGAAGGCCGACGAGGACACCGGGCACGAGTGGGCCTTCCTCAACAGCCAGGACGTGCAACCTGTGTGTCCGTTCGCGGTGGCCGGGGAACCTGACCGGGTGGCCGACATCACCGACGTGTCCAATGGCACTGCCTCTCGACTCGGGGACATCATCCCCCAACAGCTCGACCACTCGTCGCTGGTGCCGGTCTTGTTCGCCGCGCTGGCCCAGGCGTTGGATCGCATCGCCGTTCTGGAAACCGGAGGTTGACGATGGGTTATTGGGAGCAGTCGATGTTGTCTCGGGACCCCGACTTCCGGGATCGGGTGGCCGCATCCGCGGCGGTCGAAACATCCGAGTACGACCCACCGACGTGGGCAATGGAGAACGTGTGGGCGATCGCCGCCGCACCAGGTTTCGCTGACGCCTACTCATCGGCTCTCGCCGCGGATGTCCCGAACCCCGGCCGTGACCCGGCAGTGATTAGCGACGCCCAAATCCTGTCCGCAGTGCAAACCGAACTGAATCAGGGCTGATATGGCGCTCGACCTCAACCCGTACCAGGCGGCACGTCGTGGCATCCGCAACCAGTACCAGTCGCAGATGGCGCAGAACGACTACGCCCGCACCATCTCCCAGCAGCGTGGGCAACGACAGATCGCGGACTACCGACGTGACTGGACGCGCACCGTGCCTCAGTTCACGTCGGGCTACGGGCAGCGCGGGCTGGCCGGGCCAGGAGTGCGCTCGGGCGTGTACGCCAGGGCGATGAACCAGTACCTCGGGGACTACGAGCGGAACCGCGGTCGGATGCAGCAGGACTACACGACGAACATGAACGAGTTCAGGCTGCGGGGTGGGCAGCTCGGAGCCGAGAAGGAACAGGCTCTGGCCGACGTGCAAGCGCGGAAGGCACGCGACATGGCGTTGGCGGGCGTGTACTTGAAGAACCTACGACCGTTGTATGGAGGGGGCTGACCGATGCCTTTCGATGCCCAGGGCAACTTCTACTTCTCCGACGCGACCAAACGAATCTCGAATCGGATCACGAACCAAGCCATTGCCGACCGACCCCGGCCCATCCAGTACGGGTACAACTACCTCGACACGATGGAGCAGTATCCGAAATCGACCGTGGCCGCGCGGTCGGGCTACTCCGACTTCCTGACCGACAACCCGACTGGAACCAGCCCGTCCACGATGCAGGCGTACACGCCGCCAGGTGGCGGCAGCAGTGGTGGCAGCTACGGCTACGGCTACGGCGGTGGCGGTGGCGGCGGTGGCGGTGGCGGCGGGATGAGCGAAGAGGAACAGAAGGCAGCCGCTCAACGCACCGCGCAGTACCTCATGGGCATCGCGCAGTCTCCGATGCTGCAACCCGAGTTCAACCAGGACGCGTGGCAACGGATCAACCAGGCCGCCCGCAAGGACACCCGCTACGCCCGCCAGAGCTACGGGGCGCTGGATCGGTACCTCGGGCGCAACATGGCCCCCAACCCGTACGCCGGGCTGCGTTCCGGGCCGGTGACGGTCAACAGCCGTCTCGGGAACCTGGCCGAGAGTCAGGGCTTGGCACCCACCGGGTACGAAGCGGAGCGCCAGATGGTGAACACGACGGGCCGACAGCAGGCCCAGGCGTTCAACAAGATGATGAGGGGCTTGGGGGCGGGCTACCGCGAAGAGCGGGCGTTGCGTCGTGGTGAAGCCAGGGAGGGTCGGACCTACGCGGTCAACGAGGTCCAAGCGGGCAAGGACGCGATGCGGGCCTACCTCGAACAGCAACAGGCCGACCGCGAGGATCAGGCCAACCAGCAGAAGCTGCAGATCATGCTGCAGCTCGCCCAGGTGCTCGGCCCGGTCGGTGGGGAGTTCCCGACGATGGGCGAGGTCGGCTTCCCCAACCTCGACATCCCGCAGTGGTGGGACACGGGCGAAGAGGAAGAGGGCGAAGAGGAGACGACGGAGAACAAGTACCTGCCGAAGAAGACGGGACGCCGCAAGGTCTACAAGCGTCGTCATGGTGAGGGGAGCGCCTGATGCCTCCACGTCGCCGCCAGCAGCTCCCACCCGGGTTCCTCGAAACGCTGCAGGGGATCGGTGCCCCGGCCCCGGCACCGATGATGTTCGGGAACACGAGCAACCCGTTGCTCGCCTCGATGCCGATGAACATCCCATTCAACCCGACCTCGTATGGCAAGCCGGTGGCTCCCGATGCCGGGGACATTGGCGACTACCTCGACACGCAGTTGCAGATGATCGACGCGATGCGCGACCCGTGGGTCGGCGCGATGGCTTCGATCCAGACGGGCGAGGATTCCTTCGACTGGCCGATGGTCTACGGCATGAGCGGTCCCGGTGGCACCAACCCGTTCCTCGCGGCGTCGGGTCAGGGTGGTGCCCCCGCCGCAGCGGGCGGGGCAACGGCGGGGGCTGGCGGTGGTGGGTACGGTACCCCCGGATCGGCTACGGCAGCACAGAACATGGCCCTGTCCGGGGTGGGACCGGCCGGTGTGCCCGGTACATCTGGTCCACCGTCGAGTGTCGGGTTCCAGGGCGGCACCACCGGCACGACCGGTGGCATGACGGGAGGAAGTTCCAGCTCGTCGTTCACCCCGGAGATTTACTCGACGGCGACGTGGGACGCGACAGCGAACAGTCAGGACCCGTTGATCCAGCAGGCCCGTGCCGACATCGCCAAGGGCACCGACGTGGAGACGGTGAAGAACAGCATCCGCTCCGCGATTGCAGCTCGACCTGATCTCGCTCCCGCTGATGCCGTCAACGAACAGCCCGGTTCTGCGCTGCAGGGCGTCTTCGGCACCGTGGACACGTTGTTCGATGAGAAGTGGAACTTCGAGAAGACCAACCTGCAGAACCAGCAGGGCCAGATGATGGCCACGCAGGCACAGGAAGCCGAGTTGAACCCGCTGCAGGAGTTCGCCTCGCAGTGGGGTCTGCCGATGGGTCAGTACGGGGACGGGAACTGGCCCTCCGATCTGGCTGCGTCGATCAACCGGTACATGCCGAACGAACGGAAAGAACTGCGACAGCTCGACCGACGCCAG